TCTGCCCATCTAGCAAAAGTAGGTGTCATACCAGCTTGTAATCTACTAGCAAATTCTTGTATTCCTACTACTGCTGTTTCATCAAATATTTTATCTGTTCTTCTTTGACCAGTAGTTTCTTCATAAAAAGATTCTCTTTGAGGCATAGTATATTCATATGCTTCTTCAAATTTTTCTTTCCAATGATCTTTTATACCTTCAGCTTTTTTATATCTTTTTAAAAATATACCAACTCTACTATCGTTTAAATTTTCTTGAGGAGATATATCTACATTTTCATAAACCATATTAATCCTTTATGTTGTCATACTTCCTGATATTGTTCTATTAGTAGTAGCAAATAAACTTCTATCTCCAGCTATTTGATCTGCTCCTTGACCAGCTTTTTTCTTTTTAAAACTACCAGCAAGATCAACCTCTTGATTATCAGTTACAGAAGTATTAATAATACCAGCACTAGATACTTCAGTTCCACTTGTATCAACATTATTATTTTTTACGTCAAAAGAAGAAGCATCCTTACCTTGTGAAGTATAAAATTTACCTAAATATTTTGAATAACCAGCTTGACCTGATTTATTAATTGCATCAAAAGCAGCAGCTCTTAATCCCATTGCACTAAAACCAGTTGTAGCTAAACTTAAACCACCTAATATTATTGCTTTTGTTTTTTGTTGTTGTTTCCACATAGGTTGAGATATTGGTGTAGAAGTCATTATACCAACGGGATTACCAGTTCCCATAGCTGCTCCTTCTTGTGCTTGACCCGGAGTGTATGATCCGTATTTCATTTTCCATCCTTTAGCAGTAAGATTATAACCACCACCACCTGTTCTTTTTGCTTCACCAATAGAAACTAAATATTCATTAGTAGCTTTACTTGCTTCTTTTCCATAAAAATCTTGATCTTTTCCTTTTAATTTATTAGCTTTATTACCTTGTCCTAAACCTAATTTTTCTTTTACATATTTTTTACCTTCATCTGCTTTTTTTTGATCCATTGCTGGTGAGCCAGCTCCAGCTTTAGCACCAGAAGTATTACCAGCAGATGATGAAGTTCCTTTTTTACTACTCATAATTCCATACCATCATAATAAAAACCTTTGCCTCCAGCTTTAGTAAATAAAGAACGAGTTCCTACCATACCTTTAGACTTACGCCATTTAAGTTCTTTATCTTTTTCTGCTTTTGCCTTTTTAGCTTTTTCTTCTTCTTCTCTCCTCATCTTGATTTGTCTTTCAAGTTCAGGATCAGGAGGAGGTGGAGCTGGTGGCCTTAATATTCCCATAACTTATAAATCTATTTCAGAAAACCCTTTCTTTTTCAACGCACAAAATAGTTGATAAGGGGTAAATATCATAAAATGCGTCATTCCTAGTAATCTTTGAACATAACTTACACAACTATGTTCTTTAATCCATGATCCCCATAAACGAGGAATACCAAGAGATTTATCATCACTTACATCTACTTTTATTATTTTTCCTTTAATTTTTTTAATAAAATGGAATATTACATCCACATCTTTACCTTCTAATATTTCTACTTTGTATTTACCAAATATAAATTCTTGCAATATCCATACATCTTTTTCAGGACAATAACCAACTACTCCACAATGTTTAAATCCTTTTTTAAAAAAGCGTATAGACCTATGATGGTCTTTACCTTCATAAAAATATACTAACCAATCTTTCTGAGGAAATCCCATGTGCTCTTTTTTGGTTTATTGCCAAATACTTCCCAACCCTTTTTGGCAGTATAAGTTCGTTGTTGTCCTTTTCCAGCAATTAAATTTTTTCCCTCTCCAGCTCCCATCATTAAATATTGTAATGCATCGTGAACATGAGAGTATCTATTTTTATATGGTTTATCATCAAACCTATCTCCAGTCGTTTGTATTCTACGATAGTGATAACCTCCATTAAATCCTTTTTTTAAATTAATGCAGCTACTATCAACAATAAACCCTACTTGTCCGTCTACTAAACGATTAACTGCTGTTTCAACAGCTTCAATTCTTAATGACACATCATTACTTGGAGCTGGTTTAGCAATTATGCCATTTTGTCGCAGTATTTGAAATGGTGTTCTTTCATCTGTTTGAGAACGGAAATCACCAGCTGGATCACCCCATATATCCATTTCTAACCCTTTAAATTTTTTTGCTATCTCTCCACGCAATAATTCACTGAATCTTGTTATACCCATATCAAAACAAACAAGTTCATGTATTATTTGCCAATTACCCATAGGAAGTCTTTGACCAAATACTGCTGCTGGAGTTAATCCAAAATCTATTCCAATATAGACTGGTAATTCTGCAGTCGGTATTGGCTCTTTAGCAATATGTAATTCTTCTTTGAAACCAGAATATACTGGCTTTCCTTCTTCTAATGAACCTAGTTTATTCATGACATAAACATCAATCCATCCTTTTGTTTTTCCTTTAATAATATTGTTATAATAATCTTTTGTTAGATTTTTTTTATTTTCTGCTTTTTCATTAGCTTCATAACCTTCTAATTGCTTTTCTTTTATTATTTCTTTCATTCCTGATGGCTGTGTATAGAAAGACCAATTTTCAGGTTTCACTAACATAAGAGCTTCATCTCTTGAAATGTGATCTGGTACTGGAACATCACCAGCCATAACAGGCCACCAATGATCTTCTTCAGGAGCATTTGTATCACAAATAACACCATACCATGTAGCTCCACCATCACGCATACTAGGAAATCTTCCTACCCTCATAGTACACGCATCTATAATTGATTTAGGTAATTCTCTTGCTTCATTAACCCATACCCCTGTTAATTCTAAAGATAGTAATTTTTTTACATCTTCAGGTCTATCTAATGCTAGGAATATAACTTCTAAATCAATCTCACCTTTTCTAATTCTATGAGTATAAGGTACTGACCATGCAAATGGACCAAAGTCTTGTTCAGGGAACCAGTCTATCCATGTTTTGATAGTAGTAGTTCTTAACTGTGGATTGGTATTACGAATAACTGCCCATCTGCTTTTTCTAATACCATCTTTACCTTTTTCTTGTGCTAAAGCTCGTCTAAATATTTCTACACAACAAGCAACTGATTTACCTGATCCAACTGGACCACGAAGTCCACGAAAGAAGTCATCTGACTTCATAAAATTTTTTAATATTTCCCCATCTGGTTTAAAGGAGAAATCCGTCATTTAACTTGTTCTAAATATTTTTTAATCATATCTTCAGCTACTTTTGGACCAAGTGCTTCGATAAGTTTATCTGCTTCTTTATCGTTTATAAATTCTTTAGGATAATGTTTAAAATGAATAGTCTTAACTATCTTCCTCAACCTCTGTCGGTCTTGGAAACTTATGTCGAAATGGGCGTTTCCCAAATCTGGCTTTAATGTGTCTATTTTGCCAGCCACCGTTCCGAATTTGTCTTTTAACGCCTGTTCCTCTTCTGGCGTTTTCTTGTATCGTTCCTTCTTCTGTTCCTTCGTTAGTTTTGGCTGCATGTAAATATAATTTGAATTGTTCCCAATCCATACATATCATAGGCGAAGTTCTGTCTTTTTTCAATACTAATAAATCAGCAGAACCTTTCCATTTATCTAATTGCGTAAAACCTTCCCCATTCTTCCTCGCTTTTACTTCCACATTAGTTCCATCAAATAAATCCTTAACTTGAACATCATGTGGAAATGCTTGGATTGCTCCTGACAAAGGTTGTCGTCTTGCGTTAAATCCTTCTGCTTGAAAGAGCTTAACTATTTCGTTCTCTACTCTAGTACCTTTTACCTTTGCTTTGCTTGACAACTTTCCTCCCAGTTTTCTTTGCCTCTGCTTTAGCTTTTTTCATTCCAGCTTTAGAATATGAATAAGTTTTTTTTCCTACTTTAGGCATTTGCGATCTCCTTTAGTTGATTTTGCATACTGAAGTTTTCAGCTCTTAATTTGATTCTATCATCATAAGCCTTATCTAGCTTATCCATAAGAACCTTATTTACTTCTTTAATTTCTTTCATTGATTCTTTTAAGATTTTGACATCTTCCATTAGTACATCAACCGTCATTTCCATTCCTTTCTATTTATAGTATTTTGGGTGAACTTTAAACTATAAAAGAAAGAAAAAAAAAATTCAATGCACAGAATTAGTCTGGCTGTTTCCAAATATTTTTTAATTTAGCTTTAAGGGATTTTAACTCTTGTTTACGAGCTATTTTTTTAGAATGTTTAACTGCCCATTTTCCACCAACAATATAACCGGGAATTTTATGTTCTTTAGCAGCTTTTAAAAATTCCTTAGACTTTATAACATCTTTGTTTTTTTTATATTTTTTATATGCTTTAAGACCAATTTTAGCGCTTTTATATGCTAATTTTCCTACTGTTAACCAACCCATATTTACCTTTCTTCTGCCTAGTACTAGGAGCTAATCGATCTTAACCAGATCAGAGCTACTTAAGTCAGACCTTCACCTTACACCAAAGTTCAC